TTTGTTTCAAATACTTCGTCAATGTATTGTAGCACCTCGTCAAATGTTATAGCTTTATCGCAATGTTTAAAATGGCTACGAAGGTGAGCAATTTCCCAAAGTGCTATTGAATATCTAACGCTACTGGTTGCCTTGTTAAATCTTTTTTCCTCTTCAATATCATTTAGATCAAATTCTAGTATAGCCTTCATAGTATATCGTTTATTTTTTTAATATAGTTTTCATCTGTGAAGTAGCCAAAGTCTTTTAACCATTGCAGGTATTCGTCATTAGTGCATAACTCAGGAGCATATTTATCCTGCCACTTTTTATAATATGCAACCGATTCTATCCAATGGTCAAAGGTAAGGTATCTATCTGAATAGAACCCAAAGATATTATTTTTATTTAAAGAACAGTTTTGGCATTGATACCAACCAGTTTCTAATACAGACTGAGAAGTAACTACCTCAGGAAATTTCACATTTTGTATAACGCAAATTGTGTAAACGTTGCCATAAGTGAGCATTGTTATACGGATTATTAGGGGGATAATCATTTTGTTTTTCTTAACCAATATTTATTAATACTATGTAATCCTAATTCTTTGTTGAGTCTTATGTTTTCTTTTGTTCTCATTTGTTTAGGTGTTACTACCCAAATATCTCCATTGCCTGAAGTTTGATTTTGAGTTTTTAAATACTCTGAAATATCTTTAAACGCTATTCTATAAGGTGTATATTCTCCAATTAAATTACTCATAATTTATATCTTAAATAATCTTTTATTCTCCATAGCCTTACAATATTCAATATCGGTAACAGTAAACTCGATAGGGATGCCGTCAGTATTAAACTGACGATACAAATAATAATCCTCTTTAATCCCGCTCTGAAACGTTACACCAAATCCATAGCATCTAAATTTTTTACCGCTTAAATTCTCTACCGTATCGTTCAATACTGGTTTAAACTTTAATCGTTGGTTTTCAAATAATGTTAGCATAAATTATCTTTTAAATTTTTGTTTTCAGCTTCTAATTTATCTAGTTCATTTTGCAATACTAATACTTTGTTTTTGAAATCAAAGTACATACTCATATACTTAGATTCTTTTTTTATTAACTGTTCTATTGTTAATTGGCTATCGTTAAGTAAATCAATTAACTTATATGCAAACTCTTTACGCTCTTCGCTTATGCCTTCTTTTTCAGTTGACGAATAAAGGTAAGTAGCCATTGCTAATATACGAGCCTTTAATTTTAATGTGTTAATCTCTTCCATTAAAAAGGGTTTTCATTAATTACTGAATCAAAGCCTACGTTCATCGGCATCTGAGGCGCAATCTGATTAGTAGGTTTATCTAGCATATATTTTCTTACTCCATTTATTTCCTCGAAGTATCTATTCTTTTTCCAATCCCAGTTAATTACAGCGTGTCCTAACCTACCGCTACCTTTCGGTTTAGCCTTTTGGTTGTAAACGATAGTTTTATTTTTACCGTACGGTTGCCCCGTTTCATCGCATAACCATTCAGGAGGCACATAAACAAGTAGCATAGTCATTGCCCTACGGCTCACTACCTGACCACCTGCCCATTCAGTTTTCAATGCGCCACGCACATACCATTGACCAGTATTATCGTCTTTCATCGGTTTAATATCGCTAACGTGAAACACTACTATATCTAATCGGTTAGACTTCTCAGAAACTTTACGGATATGTTTTAAATCTTCTTCGAGCCAAATGTGAGTACCGCCATGTTCACCTGACTGATTCCTGCAATCATTGAAAGGATCCAGAATAGTGCCTTCAAACTTTATCCCTAGTTCTTTTTCTGCCTTATCCACCTCCTCGTAAAATGATTTTACGGTCAGGTCATCTATTTGCAGGAATACAAAATGATGCTCTATAAATTGGTGAGCCTCTATTAAATCTGATTCACTCATAGCAAATTGACCTAAGTAAGGTTTACCGATATACTTCTGACAAATCTCAGCTATTGATATTTCGGTTAATCCTGCTTCACCTAAATAAACGGCAAACTTGAAGTTATGAAGTTTAGCACAACTAACCGCTAATTCTAAAGAAAACTCAGATTTACCCTGATGCACAGCACCTCCGATAAATAAAGGATAACCACGCACTATGCGATAGATTTCATCTAATGTAGATAGACCAGTTGAAAGGGTTTTAAAATATTCTCCTTTCTCTCTGAACCTATGCAGTTGCTTTTGTTTATCCTTTATCGTTACTATCATTTTGTTTTCAAAGTTAAAATTAAAAAATAGTTATCTGAGATTTATTTTCAACAGCCTTATTAATATTTGCCTTAGCTAAATCAAAATAACTTTCTTTTAATTCAAATCCTATCCCCTTTCTTCCCATCTTAACAGCTTGATATACTTCGCTACCAATACCCATAAATGGAGTGAAAACAGTATCACCTTTATTAGAATATAAATGAATCAATCTTTCAATAGTATCTAACTGTAAAGGACAAATATGCTTCTCATCATTATCTTCTCTGCCATTTCTAAACCCTTGTAATGTATTTCCATAATCAATATCCATCCAAACAGGAGATGCATATTTCTGCCATAAATCAACTGGTAAATAAGTATTGGTTACAGGATTAAGTCTTTCGCCATCTTTACGGAAAATCATTACATAATCAGGTATTCCAACTCTTGACATTGTGCTATCTTTTTTCACTTGCTTATGAAGTAATCCAAGTGCTTTTGTTCTTTGCATTTCTACTACTGGGTCTTTCCAAATAGTTATCCTTGATGCGTAAATAAATCCTGACTCTGAAAATGCTTTTAAAATCATTCCGCTAAAATCTCTTAATCCGATAAAACCTTCTTTACCTTTTTGAATTGGTAAGTCCATACAATGTACAGCTACATTTCTGCCCGATTGCATTACCCTGTAAAGTTCTTTTATCAAATATCCAAACTGAGTTAAAAACTCATTATAGTTTTTTGAATTACCCATATCCTCTAAATGATTAGAGTATGTATATAATTCTGCGAATGGTGGGCTAAAAACAGATAGCCCAATAGAATTGTCAGGAATAGAAGATATAAGCTGTACACAGTCACCACGCTTTATATTATACCATTCATTTACTTCCTCAGTAGTATCAAAGTCACCACTACTCATAATGTTACCATTAAGGTTTTCATTGATTGCTTTTGCCATTTCATCTTGCATAATTTCAAATTGTTTTTGTTTACGATTAATTGATTCATTTACATTTGCCATAGTGTCAGTTGTTATTAGATAAATATTTACCTCTTGTTTTTGACCGAAACGATAAGAACGTCTAATAGCTTGATATAATCCCTCGAAGCTAAAATCTAAAGATGCAAATATTTGATTTCTGCAATTTTGATAGTTCATTCCGAATGATGCTATTTTAGTTTTAGTTATCAATATTCTAAATTCATTATTTGCAAATCCTAATAATGTTTTCTCTTTCCATTCATTAGAATCTGAACCCTTTACTTCTTTAGCCTCAGGTAATAACTTTTTAAGTATTTCACCTTCTTCATTTTGTTTAATCCAAATAATAAAATTTTCATTAGGCTTTGAGTTTATAATATTTAATACTTCGTCTAATCGTTCCTTTTTTGTTAATCTTAACTCAGAGTTAAAGTTTGTTGCCGAAATAACAGCATCATTAAATAAACTACCATTATCTCTTTTTGGTGTTATTATTTGACGTTCTATAATATTTAAACTAGGCAAATTATAACCATCCATAGTAAATCCAATATCCTGAGGCTTATTTAACATGATAGCCCAAGTGCCAATAAATTGATAAAATAATTTTACAGCGTGTCCTTTCAATCTCCATTTTGCAGTTTCACCGCCATCATGCACAAAATACATCGCTAACATTTCATTCCTACCCATTACATCTAAAAACTCTGAATGATTACCTAACTCCATTGGATCATTAGGCGAAGGTGTAGCTGTACAAGCTAACTTATACGGTGTATTTTTAAATGTATCAACTATTAATTGTTTTGTTGCACCTTCAAAGTTTTTAAGGATTGAACTTTCATCTAGTACAATTCCTGAATAAATAGACGTATCAATATTTTCTAACTGGTCATAATTGTTTACGTGGATATTATTCATATCTATTCCAAACTTTATACCCTCTTGTTTAGTTTGTCCTACTACGGCTAATGGAGCCAAAATTAATACTGGCTTATTCGTTTCTTTTACTACCTGACTAGACCATTCAAGTTGCATTAATGTTTTACCTAGCCCACAGTCTGCAAATATTGCATACTTACCAGCTTTTAATGCTCGTTTAACTATGAACTTTTGGAATGGAAACATAAGACTGTTTAATTGATTTTCATCAACATCAAATCCTGAAAGGATATGTGTCTTTTGTTTCTTTTTTAGAAACTCTAAATACTCATTTTTCATTTTGTTTTGTTTAGTTGTTTATATTTATCTCATTAATGCGAATTGATTATTAATAGTAAGCGTTGGTTTTTTAACATCAAACTTTATCTTACCTGTCTTCTCATCTCTACTAGCCCACGTCCTAGCAGTAGCAACCCAATCTATTTTTTTATTCCCTTCATTCGACCAAGTGTTTAAAGCATCGTAATAGTATTTAACTTTTTCATTATTCCAATCTTTAAACTGTTCTTTAAATTTATTAATATCAAAAATTAAAGAATCCTTAAATAATATTTTTTTAGGCTTTATATCTACTCTTATCTTATCTTCTATTATCTTATGCTTCGGTTTCGCTTCGATTTCGCTTTCGTTTCGCTTCAATTTCGCTTTACTTCCGTTTCCTTTCTTAGTTTCCCATACTCCCATATTTTCTAATAATACTAAACTAAAGAAATGATTTTCATCTGTTTGTAATAAATCTAAACGTACACAATCATTAAACCAATTAATAAATTTAGCCTCATCTTTACATCCAATTAAGTCAGCTAATAATCGTAAACTTTCATCATCTAACTCAAATTTATATCCCGATTGATCTCGTAATATTTCTATTACATCCCAGTAAATTCCTTTACCCCAATGTCCGTAAATAAATGCCATTTTACGCATCCTTGTTCCACGCCCCGCTGTGCTGTCGTGTTTAAACCAATAACTATCTTTAGCCATAAATATAAAAACCCTCAATAGAGCATAGCCGACCGACCAAGATTGGCATTTGCCCTAAAGAGGGAACATGAAGAGTTAGTATTTTAGATTTCATTTGGTCAGTCTATTTGAATTGCAATGTTAAGTATAATTATTTAATCTACAAAATTTATTTTTTACTATTTTCAAATTCTTTTCTGAGATGAGCAATCTTCTGCGTATTCGCCTGTATGAACTGGTCGATGTTATTTTGATAACCTTTTAACCTATTATGTAATACTTCACTATCGACCTCATTAACCCTATATTCTTTTGATTTAACGATGCTCTCCGCCTGTAACCTACTTACCCCACCTTCGCCAGTTACAATGTAATTAGCCTCAAATTCTTTACGAAGGTTGTAACAGTCTAAACTTGTCCTATAACAGTCATTAACATATTCGCCTAGATAAAATGAATAACCCGCCATTCGTAGATTGAACCCTATTAACTTATCAATATCATTTGTCTTATTAGAATCAATGATTATCTTTTTAATCTCAGGAATTATGGAGTCTAATTTCATTGGCTAAATTTTTCGTTATAATAATCAAAGGCATATTGTAGCATAATATTAGTGCGCTCAGTATCGTGAATCATTGATAGTGAATTAATGCTAATAGATTTACCTGAACGGTCAAAGATGTAAGCCTCTAGTAATTCTTTAAGGTCTTTAGTAGTACATTCTCTTTTTTTATAACCGTAGAATATTTGGTAAAATCTATCTTTATTCATTTACTATTAGCTTTAGTTTTCTAGTGATGTCGCTAAGCGTATATTTACTCCCCTGAGTAATTGGATCTGGTTGGTAATCTTCGAGCATCCTTTTAATATCATTTGCTCTCTGCCAAGTTAACCCATCCCTTAACTCAATTATGAGTGAGTGCCTCAATCTCTCGTCTATCGAGGCACATTCTATCATTCCCTCTATCATAGATTCAAACCATACACCGATTAACTCAGGCTTAGGAGAATCGTCTAATAGTTCGTCAATCCATTCCATCTACTGGCTCATTAGTTCTAGTAAATGCATCTGCCTCATCTTCGCCAAATACACCTAACTGGTAAAATCCTACCATTTTTAATACGCATCTCGATAAGGCTCTTTTTTCGGCCATAGAAACGATGTACTTATTTTTACAATTTTCAGGGGATGCTTCGCCATAAGTTTCAATTTGTAAATCGTATGTGATACCCTTTTCAGTTACTAGCTTTTTCGTGCCAGTAGCTTTGATAACTACGAAATCCTTAGCTAACATTTCACTAGAGAAGTCAATCTCAATTTTATTTTTATACTGGATTTTTTCAATTCCTGAGCGGGTAATAATCACATAACCCTGAGGCGACTTAAATACGTCCTCTTTTTCTAAACCATTCTCTAAGAATAGTTTTTTTAGTGTTTCTCGTTTGTCCATTGTGTTTTGTTTTTGTTTGTTTTTAAAATGGTAAATCGTCATTAGATTCTACTACTTGTCTCTTGACTTGCTCAGTATATGCACCCGCTTTAGTTTCATCCTTTTTAGTAGCTGTAAAATCATTTACACTTAGGTAATACTTACCGCTATCTTTTGATTCCTTTAAATCTAGTTTAACGGTATCGCCCTGTGATTTTAACCATTCGATTAACTCAGCTTTTTTAATACTTAAATTGGCTTTGATAAATGAAGGTGCTTTATCATTCGGTTTGAAGGCACTAATGCCTGTTGGAAATTGTACGTTGCTCATAATTTAATTAATTAAAAAGTTTGTGAATAAATAACCTCAGTTTTTGGATAACCTTTTTGTTCGTGGTTTTCGATAAGGATATTCATAAAATCATAAGCCTCTTCCTCAGTTGTAAATAGCTTGTGATAATTTGTTAATCCATTTGCGTCGGTAGTGTAAATACAATAGTAAGTAGTACCGTCTAATTTAATGTCTTTGATAATTTCGAATTTCATAGTGTTTTGTTTTTAATTGTTTTACAAATTTAATAATTATTTAGAGAAGTTTACGCCTTTGGCTAAAATAAATTTATCGTCCATTACAGATAAATAATGATGTTTAAACTCATTTTTACTTAGATCAAAATAGCACTCCATAAATAGATAATCACGCTCTATCCATACCTTGCATCCTGACTTATTACAGGTAATTTCTTTAATTGTATAACCGCCATTTTTAGCAGCTTCAAAAATATTGTTAATCGTTTTATTCATTTTGTTTTGTTTTTAATCGTTATAGTTTTCGTCAATGTGGTTTTCTATTTGATCTATTAATCCTTCGCACCTGCTTAATCTCTTTGTAATATTTTTACCATTGCGCTCAATTTTTTCAATCTCGAAGTAACCGCCTTCGGGAGGTTGCCAGTAATCACCTTCACTTCTGTTAGTGAAATAACCAGTTACTTCTATTTGCATAGTTGTAAGGTTGCCGAATAATTCTAGTTCAATAATCATATTATTTTGTTTTTTGTTTCTGCGAAGTAAAGGCAATTTTTTAAACCCTACAAATAATTTAGACCTAAACCGATTTAGGTATCGACTAAAAACACAAAAGCCACCCTTTCGGATGGCCTTCGTGAACAAATAAACAAAACACATTACAAATTTATATATTTTTTTAATAATAACAAACATAAAATAGCAATAACTAATAATGCCCAAAATGGTATTACCTTTTTTTCTACAATGGTCTTACTATTAATACTATCCTTTGTTTTCATTTCCTTTCTAACTAGTTCCACTAATCGACTATTGGCCTCGCATTGCATCTGTATATTTCCGTAGGCATCCTTATACCACCTCAGAGAAGCTATCCCGTTAGTGTCCTTAATGTAGTGCCACTTGTTTACTGGCATCAGTACAATCGAATCTTTGTAAATAGTATTAGTTACACTTGCACCTTGAATAAGCGAATCCCTTCTTATAATCTCAGTAGTGTTATTAGTGATAGTTTCAATAGTTGGCGGGAATTTAGCGTTACACTTTTTAGCAGTCACGCATCCAATGGTACTCATTAATAAAAAAGTAATTAGAATCCAAAAACCTAATATTAATAAATCATTCTCGTTAAAAAATTTCATTCTCATAATTTATAGTTATCTAATAAGTTTACAAATTGTATAACATCTCTCATATTCCTAACCCTTTTAAATACACCTCCGCCATTGGACTGGCTACCTTTTTCTCCTGCACTTGTATTTCCCTCAATACAAGTAAAAGTCTTACCCTTCTCTAACCACGAATGAAATATTCCAACGTGATCAATTACTTTATCCTGTTTGAAATCAAAAATAACTATATCGCCTTTAATTGGATTATTAGTTTCCCATTTTTTAGCTTTAGCCTTATGGTATAATGTAGGCACATAGTGAAAACCTATTTCGGTATCAATATATGGCAAAGTCCACCCTGCAAAGTGATATACATAACTTACAAAAGTGCCACACCACGCAAAAGGTTTACTATTTTTAAAATAAGTATGACCTTCGATATAATACCATTCATTATATTTAACCACATTCGATTCAGGAGGACTTTCTAAAGTTCCTAGTTCCTGCTCCGCCATTGCTATAATAGAATCTCTAATCATTTTTTAAAATATTTTCTTAGTTTTTCAAATTGCTCATCAGTTATAAACTCAGGATGTGCTGGTAACTTTAATTCCTTAAACTCATCTACGGTAAGTTTAATGTAATAAATCTTATCTCTATAATTAAAATAATATGTAGCCTTTTTCATATATTAAGGTTATTACTATAAGTTAATGTAGTTATTCTTTTTCATCCTCAGGTAAGTTATTCATATAATCACATAACTTTTTATAAACACTCTCAGGCTTACCAATAGCATAAACACTATTTCCACTCTCGAAAACTACTATCGTAAAATACTTTTTAGTACTTCCGTCCTTCGTTAGTAGGTAGCTAGGTTCAAGGTGCATAATTGGGTCGGCCATTAAATTAAAAAAACCAATATCGTTTTTAAATTCGCCATCGCCATCATTATTTAACCTAACTTTTTTTAATACATCGTCATCCTCTTCATCGTCAAATTCAGATAAAGAACTACGAGTTTGATAAAGTATATTTAGTTCAAAGAAATCCATTAGTAAACCTTTCCTTTTATAATAATAAAATTCTCTACCTTAAATGAGCCTGTTAAATGGTCAACCTCTACAATGGCTGCGCCGTGATTGTGATTATTTAAAGGCATATAACTAGGCTCTAATTCACATAGGCATCCTGTTGACCAACACATAATATTGTTATCGTCATAAACAACGCTATTACTAGACGAAGTTCTATGAAAATGTCCACATAAAGTAGCACGTTTAAAATTTAATGATAAAGTCCTAGCAGGATTAACGCCACCCGCTCCTCTCATTTTATCTCCATGCTCAACAAGTAACTTACCAAAATAACACTTAGAAGCATAAGGCACTTCTACTACTCCATGCTCTGCCATTCGCAAAAGAACGTCCAACCGAAACTCTTCTACGTCTAGCAACTCAGGAGCTTTCACTCTTAAATATCGCTCCATTCTATTCTCGTGGTTACCTTGAATAAAATAGATAGCGCACTCAGGGAAATCTCTTCTAAGCATAGCAAAGAACTCACGTCCCATTTCTAACTCAGTTTTTATAGAAGTTTTACGGGGATCTTTTTCGTGAAACGATAATTGATAGAAGTCTAGCATATCTCCATTAATATAAATGGAATCTACTCCCTTCTCTTTACCGTATTTTAACGCTCCTACGATAGCATCGTTATCTTGGAAAGGGAAATGTAAATCTGAAAGTATTAACGTCTTAGAATAAGCCTTAGGTAAGCGCCATACATTAGCAGTCTTTTTATGTGACTCAGGTAAATCAAATGGATTATAGTTGTATGTTTTTTCTCTAACTAAAGATTTATCCTTTAGTTTATTTGTTTCTCCATTACCTTTTAATCCTGAATGGTATCTTAACATATCTCTACAATGTTCAGTAGAATCAAAAACTAAAGGCTGTTCTTTATATAATTTTTTAGCTAGTGTTAATATTGGAGTGGTTGGAAATCTCTTTAAAAACTCTCGAGCCATTTCACCATGTAAAGTAACTTTTGCCATTTTGTTTTATTATTGTTTTCGCAAATCTAATCTATTTACCTATCATTTCCAAAGCATCGGTAACATTCCTAATAACCCAGTATTTTACTCCTGCACTTTCTACAATTTCTTTAAATTCAATTTCGCCCTCTGTTAATGGTTTATTGCCATCCTTAACCTCTACGATAAAAGTATTACCTCCGTAAAAAACTAATAAATCAAATGCTTTTTTTAATTGTGCCACGCTACGAACCTTTGCGCCATGCAACCTCAAAGCCTGTACTATCTCAGGTTGGTTTTTATCTATTTTCGCTGCTCTAATCACGCTTCTTTTTTAGCGTAATACTCTGCAATATTTAAACCTACCTTACCTAGTGCCATAGCACCTAGCGAAGCATAACCTAACCAGTCTATTTTCTCATAGATAGCGAAGCCTGTAATGGTCGTACTTAGTGTAATTAGCGAATCACTTACTACTTTCCAAATATCACTATATCTCTCTTTGAATCCTGTTTTCATTTTGTAAAATACTTTTTCCAAAAGTGCCTAACTATTAATCCTGCAAATGCCCCTACGCCTCCTAAGATGGCAGCCTTTAACATATCTATCCCGAATAGTGCCATTTGTCCAAAGAAGGCAGTAACCCATCCTAGCATTACGCTAAGCATATCGCCTGTTGTATCTGAATGATGTGTCATTTTTTTAATTGTTTTACGTCTTCGTATTGGATTAATTCTTTACTTACCCACTCATCAATATCGGCATCTTCCCACGACTCTACATAAGTAAATAAGTTAGTAAATGTGAAACCGAATTTTGTTCCAACTTCATCGACTAATAGAATCGAAACCACGCAAAATTTATCTTGAATTTTGTCTGAAACATTAACAACGGTAATCGTTGGGTTAATTATTTCTACTTTAAAATCGGGAAATTTATAATTCATATTTTTATTTTTTATAATCCAAAATCAGCAGGAATAAACTTGCGACAAATGATATACGATTGACTTGTTGATTTTCCCGTCCCCGCAAAAGTCGAATTTGATTGCAATGTGTAAGCATTTGCCGTAGTATTGGCAAATGTTGTTGATGTCCAAATTCTATCCGTTGATGTCGTTACCGCAATGTTGAAAGGCGAATAATTTAATATAGCATTGGTAACAGTTGAAAAATTACAAATAGTAATTAATTGATTTATATTAGGAATAGACCAGTCAGTAAACCCGCCCTGAGTACTTGCCTCAGCGGCATCTATCGCACCGTTCCATTGAGTATTTATTACTGGCACTCTATACCACATTAATCCAGTTAAATGGTCTAAAATAAAATTATTAGTATAGGTTTGCGCACCTGTTTCATCAGTAAATCTATTCGTATTTCCCCAAATATTATTATCTGAAAGTGTCGAAAAAGCTGCGCCTATTCCTAGTTGTAACCCTCCGTCATCGCCAGTACGAAATGACGTTACTTGTCCGCTTCTCGTAGGTTGTTGTCTTTGGATTCTATTAATCTGAGTAGGTGTAAGGTCATCATTCAAATCTTGATTAGCTAACGCTCCAATCAAAGTACAAGCTAAATTAATACCTGCTACTTTACTTTCATTACTTCCGTTAGGTTGCGTTAATGTTATATTAGCAATTTGCCAATTAGCGCCAACCTTACTACCTAGATTAGTTCCCGCTGTATTTTTTACTGGAATATCCTCCGTATCGGGTGACGTAAAAGTTCCCCACGCCGAGCCATTAATTAATATATCCACTTCACCCGCTCCGCCTCCAGAACAAGTATAAGTATCTCCAGCGTCTAGCGTAATTTGATTACCATTATCGGTAACGATTACAGGCTCACAATTCAAAGGATTAGGAAATGGCGTAATACTACCCATCGGAATCATACAATCACTATTGATAGAATTAACCTCTATATCTATTGAACATTCCCACCCTGTTACATCGTCCGCTAATTGCTCAGTAAATGGTGTCATTGAGGGATCGCCCGAAACATTAATATCAAATATTGCGTTATGCTTTATAAACTGGATAAAATCAAATAGCGTTTGTTGACAATCGGAAAGCACATCATTTTCATTCTCTTCACCCTTAGTTACCAAATCCCAACAACGTACATCGAATGAGTAGATAGTGGTATTTTCTAAAGGAGTTGCCTGAGTGGGATAAATCCATAAAGTAGGTGTATTACCTGTTACTTTAGGATTACCGTTAGCCTCGTAAACTTCGCCGAATCCAAATGAGTTAATTTGTAAATGCGAAT